CAGGCTGCCGCCTCGCAAACCCAGGAAACCAATATCGTCGACCACGCCAAGCGCTATGAAGAAGTAATTCTCAACCCGCTGCTTGAGCGCATGTTCGAGCTCGACCGCCAATTCCGCACCAAGGACATCACCATCGCCAACATGGGCGAAGTCGGCACCGAGAAACGGTTGCAGGAAATACCGCCACAGGCGTTTGGCGAACGTTACTTTTTCCGCTGGGCAGGCACTTCCTTCCAGATGGGCATGCAACGCATCCAGCAAATGATTTCGTGGATGAACGTCATGCGAGGCATCCCACCACAACAGTTGAACGGCCGGCGGCTGGATATCACCCCGATCCTGGAGTACGGAACCGGTCAAATTTTTGGAGTGGAAGTCGCACCCAAAATCCTGATCGACGAGCGCAATCTGTTCCGTGTCGAGCCCTCCGAAGAAAACTTGATGATGCACAACGGGCTAGCGGCGCAGATCCACGAAGCCGACGACGACGCGCGTCATATCCAAGAACACCAGCAAGGTGCCGTATTGACGGGCGATCCTGTCGGCTTGTTCCGTGCGCACATCCAAGCGCACACGCAGGCCATGCAGATCAAACAGCAAAAGGCGATGGGGCAGCAACAAGGCGGCCAACCCGGCGTGCCGGGCGGTGCTGGACCAGGTGTGGCGGGTACGCCGCGCCCTGGCGCGCAGCCAGGGCAACCACGGCCGCAGCAGCCGGCCGGCACAATTCATCCTGACCAGATGGCCGACCCACAGGCGATGCCACGATGAGCAAATTTTACGCCTATACCACGCCCTGGGGCACGATCCGCACCGGTTCGTTATTCGAGAAACTCACGCCCCGTGAACAGTTGGCCGTGAAGGCGCACGAACGCGGACACATCGTGCATAAGCACGCCTGGAAGCGTATGCTGTGGGTGTTCTCCTTTTACGCTTTGTTTCATCGGGAAAAGTATTTTGCCATGTGCCGCGCACAGGAGTTTGAAGCGGATCGTTATGCAGTGAAAACGGGCCACGCCGCCGGCTTGGCGATGGCGCTAGGCCGGATTGCGTCCGTGAAAACGGACACCCACCCAAGCCGGAAAGAACGTTTAGCAAGGTTATGCGATGAGTGATCTCTATCCTCTTGTTGCCCCCCGAGTCGATGCGCAAGGCGCGGATCTGACGCAGGTCAGTGTCCAGCTGGCATTTAACCAGCTGGCGGGAGCCGTGCGCATTTTCTTAAATCAGATCGCCGCCGGTACGGTACCTTCCGGGCCGGCCGGCGGTGACTTATCCGGAACATACCCGAATCCGACCGTCGCCGCAGTCCATGCGGTAGCCGGCACGATCGATGGCGTTGTCATCGGAGGGGTTGTTCCGGAACCAGGTACGTTCACTACTTTGGCGGGAACTAGCCTTTTTGCTAGCGGGGGAGCGATTCCCCCAGTGACCGCCACAGGTACGCAGATATACAACAGTCCAAACCCAACGATTCAATTTATTGACTCTATCCGCAGTGCGAACAACAAAAACGCGTACGTGCAATGGGGAGCTACTGTTCTGGCTTTTGGTTTTGCTAACGATACCTTTACAGGGTTCACGAATGCGTTAACGATTACAGGCGGTCAAGCTTCCGGTATTAGCGGGGTTACGTCTACAAGTGGAACAGGTTCGTGGGCGCACACCGGGGGTTTCAGTGCGACAGGAGGTATCAACAGCACCTCTGTGGGCGCCACGACGCCAAGTACAGGGGCGTTCACATCTTTGAGCAGCACCAGCGGTGCGTTGAACGGGACGATAGGCGCCACAACTAAGAATTCAGGCGCTTTTACTACAGTCACCGCGACTACGCCTATCGGTGTCGGCAGCGGGGGGACGGGCTTGTCAACACTCCCTGCGCACGCCGTGCTTTTGGGCGAAGGGGCAAGCAGTATTAGCTCCGCTGCTCCGAGCACTGCGGGTTTCGTGTTGACGGATAACGGCGCCGCAGCAGATCCCACGTTTCAGGCGCTTCCAACGTTGACGGGACGTTTAATCGGGGTGCAAAGAATAACCGCAACGGGCACTTATACACCAACGGCAGGGACAAATAGCGTTATCGTGCGACTAGTTGGTGGCGGTGGGGGTGGTGGTGGGGCAGCGGCAACGGGGGCCTCAACAGGGGCGGCGGCGGCGGGCGGTGGGAGCGGCGCTTATGCTGAAGTTAGATTAACAAGCGCCTTCAGTGGCGTAACGGTTACCATCGGGGCCTTAGGAAGCGGAGCTGCGGCGGGTGCTAACCAGGGTGCTACAGGAGGCCAATCTACCTTCGGTTCTCTTATTACCTGCCCCGGGGGCATCGGTGGGGTGGGCGCTCCGGCGAGTTCGGCTACCAATGCTGTGACAACGACTACGGCGGCAGCTATAGCCACAACTACAGGAACGGGGTTATTGCTAACCCCGGGTTCAGTAGGGGGGTTGGGTGTAGCGACAGGCGTTACGAGTGTCTCTTCAGGTTTTGGGGGTGGATCTCCTTTTGGGCCAGGAGCCCCGGGGGTAATGACAACGGCATCAGGGCAAGCATCGATATCTTTAGGCTCCGGCGGTAGCGGTGCGGCGGGGGCCAACGCCGCGGCGCAGGCCGGGGGGAACGGCGCGGCGGGGTTATGCGTTGTGTTCGAATACAGTTAATTGACTTTTATAACCAAAAGTAGTAAAACCCTCATTAATCTTACAGGAGCGCATCATGTTGAAAACCTACCTCGCCGCGCTGATCGGCTCGATCTTTCCGGCGATCATCGGCCCGGGCAATAACCCGAATGTTGCGCTCAACGGTGCAATGCCGGATATCACATCGCTCAACGCCTCTATCCTGAACATTAACCCGTTCCAGGAAACCAACGTCAACACAGCCGCGAATACGACAGGCTTTACAGCGGGTGGCCCTCAAATTGCAGGCGCGGCGCAAAACTTCCTCATTCTGTCCGGTACGCTCGGTGCGGGTGCGGCGCTGACGCTGCCTACGGTTGCCGCGCTCTTGGCAAGTCTGCCGGCCAACGTGCAAGCGGCGCCTGTCGGTACAAGCTGGCAATTGCGCGTCGTTGTTCTCAACGCCGCCGCTTTTTCGTGGACAGTGACCACGAACACAGGTTGGACACTGGTCGGGGCGCAAACTCTGGCCGCGAATACCTGGCGTGACTTTGTTATTCAGATCACCTCAGCAACGACAGCCACAATTACCTCCGTTGGCCTGGGCACTACACCATGAGCGCACTACTTCGCAAACTATTGGCGAGTCTGTTTATCGGTATCGATGACGACGATTTGCCAGAACCTCCTGGCGATGACGACGATCAGGTTGACGACGAGCCAACAGACGACGATCAGGTTGACGACGAGCCAACAGACGACGATCAGGTTGACGACACCCCGGCGCCACGTCAGTCCAAACGTGCGACGCGTGACGATTCCAGTTCACGCGCAGTGCAAGATGCGCTTGAACGCGCCCGCCAGCTGGAAGATGACGTTCGTGCGCTGAAGGCCAGTAGCGCGGCGCCATCGGAAGATCAGCGTCTGCGCGCTGACGAAGACCGTCAGCTGCAAGACCCGCAAACAGATCCGATGGTCAAGTGGCAGATCAACGCCAATCGCACTTTGCGCGAAACGCAGCAAAACGCCAGTCGCGCATTAGCCGAAGCCCGTGATATGCAGGATCGGGCGGCGTTCATGTCCAAGGCCGCCGCCGACCCGCGCCGCGCCAAGTACGAGGAACGTATCGAGAAAGAACTGAAAGCGCTGCGCAACAAAGGCCAGAACGTTGACCGCGAAACGCTGTATTTTTACCAGCTCGGTAAGGACATCGCTGAAGGCAAATTGAAGCCGACGCCGAAGAAAGCGTCCAACGCCGCGAATGTACCGCGCGGTAGAACACCGGCGGCGCGTAGCGATGTACGATCACGAGGAACAAACAGAAGTTCGTCAGGCGCGCGTGAACGCCTGGCAGACAAGCCCATTTAACCACCACCCCAAGGATGACCATGAACACCTTTTACCTTGCCATCCTTGCGATGGCGCACAGCTTGTTTCCAGGCGTGACCAATCAGTCGACCAGTTTTACAGCTGACGTCGAAGCGTACATCCAGGAGGAAGTTGAGCCACTGGCACGCCGTCAATTGGTGGCGTATCAATTCGGCAAACCGCTGCACCTGGATACGAACCGCGGCACAACTTACACCGCCTCGCGTTACACTCGGCTACCGCTGCCTTTTGCGCCTTTGCAGGAGGGTGTCGCGCCTCCGGGTGAAGCAATGACGCTGCAACAAGTCACCGCCACCGCACAGCAATGGGGCGACCGTGTCATCATCACCGACGTGGCGAACCTGACCATCAAACATCCACTGTTCCAGCAAGCATGCGAACTGGTGGCGTTGCAGATGCCGGAAACGTTGGAGCGCAACACGCTCAATACCTTGATGTCGGCGACTCAGGTGAACTTTGCCAACGGTAAGGCTAGCCGCGCAAACTTGCTGGCGACCGACGTCATGACACCGCACGAAAACAACCGTATCGTCGGCTCCATGCTGACTTACGGCGTGCCGCGTTTCATGGGCGACGAACGGGAAGACATGATGATCGAGGCGGGTTCTTACCGCGATCCGTCGAAGTCTCCCGCCGTCATGCAGCACTACGTCGCGTTGATTCACCCGTTGTCGGCGCAGGATATGCGCGAGAACACCGTGGTGGTCAACGCATGGTCGTACAGCGACGTGAACCGACTGTACAACAACGAACTTGGCCCGTTCGGGGGTTCGCGTTACGTTGAAACCAACTTCATGCCGTACTTCGTCGGCAACGCCGCTATCCAAGGCACCGCGTCGGCAGCCGGCGGCCAGTTGGCGACGAACGCCGGTTATCAGATCATCGTGACCGCATCACCATCGCAGACCAGTGTCGAGCAGCAAATCTATCAGGTGTCGAATGCGATCAGCGTCACCGGCCCGACAGGTTCGATCTCGGTTACGCTGCCGCAGCTGGTGGGCTACACGTTCAGCGTGTATATCGGCACCTCGGCAAACCCCGCGAACTTGGGGCTGTCCGCCTCGGGCCCAACAGTCGGCGCCTTGGCCGGCCAGGCTACCCAGCTGGCACCAAACCAAACGGTGGTCATTACCGGCATCGGCGCAGCACAAGTACCGCCTGCTGCGCCAGCTACCGGTGTCACAGTGTTCCCGACGATCTTCATCGGCAACCACAGCTATGGTCAGGTGCTTCTGGAAAACCCAGAGTTCCATTATCTGACCGGCGCCGACAAGTCCGATCCGTTGAACCAAACCCGTGTCGTGTCGTGGAAAGTGTTTTACGGTTCGATCATCCTAAACCAGGCTTTCCTGGCGCGGGTTGAAGCTGGTTCTGGCTTCTCGGCAGGTTATACTGCAGGCACAGTAACTACACCGTAACACCGACAGGGGCTTCGGCCCCTGCTTCTTAAACTCGTTGGAGACAGCAATGGCAACTCGCCTACCCGGTAGTGACAAACAAGAAGAACAGTCCGACGACTCGCTAAAACAGCGCATTGCGGAACTGGAAGCAGAACTCGCCGCATCCAAGACATCCGAGCAGAAAGCTATCGAGCTGGCCGCGCACAACGCCGCCGCCGCACAAAGCGTTCTGTTGTTCAACTCCACGACCACCGAGATCCACATGGGCAAAAACGCCGACGGTAAAGACTTGTGGAAATACAAAATCGACCTACCACCGTCAGGCGGCACAGATATCAAGGTGAACATGGTTCCCTATTACCACGGTGAAACCTACACTTTTGAGACCGACTTGCTGCGCACGATCAAGGAAATTGTGCAGCGCTCCTGGGGCCATGAAGCCAGTATCCAGGGCAGCAACGAGAACTTCTATCGTAAAGAAATGAACCGGACAATCAGCGGACGAGGCGGCCGATAATGAGCGAACAAAATCAAGTGGGGTCGGCTGCGATCCTTGGCAATTTCGAAATCACCCTGCCAGCGCCTAACGGCGCGTCGATGCGTATCACCAGTTATCTGTATGAGGGCGAGTCCCAAGAATCGCTGGACCAGCGCATGGACACTTGCCGCGAGTCGCTGTTGCGCCAACAGCAGTTTCTCGAAAAGCCGATTCTGGAAGAAAAAGTGAAGATGTTGCGCGACCAAGAAAAGCACGTCGAGCAGGCATACGCCGATCTCCTGGAAAAAAACAAAAAACGCACTTTGCCGAGCGCCGAGGAACAACACTTGCGCAACTATCCTGCACAATTGAAACAGATCCGTCAGGAAATCGTCAAAGGCGAGATCAAGTTAGAGCAGATCGCGGCGGCCTAAATGCCTTTGACTTCGGCCCAAATTGTCACATATGCCCTTCAAATTGCGAAATGCCCCGGCTTTACGCAACAAGGAGGGCAATCGCTCAATTTGGTGTTGCAAGATCTCGTGTTGCACCGGGATCTGAAGATAAATCGTGTTTCCACTACGATCACGGTTCAACCAAACAATAACGGGCCTTTTAATCTGGAAGCGGATTATCTGCGCACCTATGATCTGTTTTTCTCGCAAAACAACTTACCGTATTTCCTCCACCCGATTTCGATGGAGGAGTACGACCAAGAGTTTAAAGACCCCTCCATCGCGAATTATCCTTATGAATTCGCGACTGACTTGTCTCCTCAGGCTACGGGTGGATTGGGTCTTCTTTATATCTATCCGCAGTCGTCCGGAACCATCGTTCTAACCCATCGTTATATGCTGCAACGGGCGGATATTCTCACGCCCGAGACATCGGTAACAATTCCTTGGTTTCCGGACACCGATTATCTGATCCACGCGACCGCATACCGCTTGATGCGAATCACGGACGATGAACGCCACGATCGGTTCGTAGCCGAAGCTGATAAAATGTTACGCATCCACCTGATCATGGAGGGGGACGAACAAGCGGTCGTTAAGTCTGTTCGTCTTGATCCTCGGCGTTTTCATACCAACAGAACGCTGAAACCGACCAAGATCACCGATTAGGAGCCGCAATGCCGATTCCTAAAAGCTACCCTATCCGTTTCACCCCCAAAGGCCTATGTGATGCCTACGACGCCACCGACGCTTTTCCGGGCGCGTGCGGCAACATGCAAAACCTTATTTTCGATCAAGCAAACCCTGAATTAGTCACGGCGCGGCCGGGTGTTGGCACCGCCCTAACTTCGTTTCCTGGGTTCACCACGCCGGGGTTTGTGTCGATTCACGCGACGCTTGGTACACTGACTTTCGGCATGCTGGCCACGGGCCGCAACGCCGGGCACGACGAACCTTTTTGCTACGACAACGTGGCGGGGACATTCGTCACGATTTCAGGTGTTACCGCCGGCAACACACCTACCTCACCCGCTACAACAGGGCCTTGGACGCCGCCGACAATGGCGGTGGTCGGTATCAAAATCATTATCACGCATCCCGGGTTCAGTGGCGCGGGAGCGAACTTTTTCGGCGTGATCGATATCACGAATCCGGCGGCGCCAGCATGGACTTCGGCCAATCTGGCGACGAATCCATTACCCGCGATTCCGACCAGTGTTGCGAACTTCAACAACAGAGCTTATTATTCTATAGGCAACAAGCTGTACTATTCCGACGTGTTGGTACCATTGACAGCAACCAACGCAGGACAGTCGTTGACCGTCGGGGATAACACTGCGATCACGGCACAAGCCGGATTGCCGCTTCAGACGACATCAAGCGGTATTGTCGGTGCGTTGGTGGTGTTCAAACCTGCGCAAATGTGGCAGATAACGGGGGACGCCGCTGTCACAACGAACCCGTTGTCCCAGAATTATTTGACGTTGAACGTGGGGTGCATTTCCCCCCGTAGCATCGTGCCTACCAGTTTTGGCTTGGCCTTCGTCGGCATCTCTGGCCCGTTTTTCCTGAGCCCCCTGGGCGCGGTTCTCCCGCTCAACAGCAAACTAGGCGATGGCACCCCCGCCGATCTGCAAACCCCTTTCCAGAACACCACAGCACCGTCGCGTATCGCGGCTGGGTTTCAGGGGGGCATTTACAGGGTATGCGTGCCGACTAATACCCCTACGGGTAACGTGACCAACGACTATTGGTATGATCTTTACCGTCGTCGGTGGAACGGTCCTCATACTTTTCCTTATGACTGCGTGTCGATGGTATCGGGCACCGGAAGCGGGTCATATTTTCTCTTATCTTCAGCCACGAATCCGGGCGCGTTGTACAGGGGTTTGGCGCAAACCCAGTCGGGCATCACCCCCGTGTATAACGACCTGGGCACACCGTTGCAAGTGGTGCTACAGAGCTCATCCTTTCCGAAGACGGGGCACATGACAGAGCACCAAGTGATAGAATCCACCATCGAAGTGTCGTCTACCGGTGTTGGTGTGCTGTACAACATCACCGTGTTGAACAGTTTAGGTAACACCGTGGGTGCAGCTGCAGTCATGACACAAAACGTGGGCGGGGTTTGGGGGGCGAATGTCTGGGGTGACGGCACGTTATGGGCAGCCGTAAGAAACACACCGAACGTGCGTACGATACCTTGGTCCGCGCCCGTGGTTTTTAAGAAATTTATCCTGAACGTTCAGGCCACGGCTTCCAACAGTCTGACCATCGGCACGTTTTACGCGCGATATCAGGACTGCGGCTACACCCTCATGGAGTAATTATGCCGATTATCGGAACACTGCCCAATAACATACAAAACGGTCAGGCCGAAGACGCCACGCCGGTGATGGCGAACTTCAACTTCATTATCAACCAGGTGAACGCAGCTGCAGCGCCTCTTGGTACGTTCACCGCGCCGGCCGGCACGCGCATGTTGTTCAATCAGGCTGCGCCACCAGCGGGGTGGACTCAAGAAACAGGGGCCGCGTTCAATGATACCTCAGTGCGAACAGTGACCGGAGCAGGGGGCAGTACGGCGGGGTCGGTGCTGTGGTCGTCGTGGAATTTCAGCGGGACGTTT